CGGGTTTTTCCCGCGCATATGTAAATTTGTATTTGTCAGTATTTTGCTGGCACTTACGTGCTGATTTACTTTCTAGTCATGGTTATACCATGCATATCTTGTTCAAAGATATAGATAGATTCTAATTGTTTTATAATCAAAACTATAATATCTCGTATTTCTATCGACGAGATGAGTTATTTGATATAAATTTAAAACACCCTAGATGTCATTAAACCCCACTTTAGTGGATTGAAGACTGTATTTAATACACCCTGACAAGTGTGTGCAGTCAAAGAGCGCTAGTCGCTCTATAAAGACCGTTGATATATTTAATTTAGGTCAATAAATATATCCGTGTTAATCTTTAATCGAAAGAAAGATTACTGTTTTGGCGTGAATAGCAGTTATTTTATTCACCCATATTGTTTTACCATGGAAAACACCCCCAAAGTCTTTCAACCAAATAGACGCAAAATCGATCCGTCCCACGCGATAGATCACAAAACGACGAAAGTCAAACTAGAGGGAATTCCCCTCAGAAATATGTAAATATCTTGGCAAATATAAATGCCAATAACTATACCTTTGATCCAAGAGATGTTTATTTAAATTTTGCCAATTACAATGATTTGAAAACTTTTGAACCCTGTAAAAGTCACTTATGTCCCTGTACAAATTTTGACTTGTATCCTGAGACTTTGACCACCAATTATGTACATAACTCCACATCTACTTTTTGTTTTTACAGTAGATTGGAAATATTCACGGACTACGTAACCAGTAAATACCCTGCAATTGACTATGAATCCTGCTTACGCAATTTAAGAGGTGATAACACTCAATGTGATTTAACTGAATGTTTCATTTTAAATTGTTTAATTAAAACTAATATACCACTAGATTTATTTAATAATTGGGAATTTTTCTCCCACAGATGCTCCGTTAATGATCATTTTCTTCGTAGTGATTTTTATTGTAATATATTCACTATAATGTTCCCAAACGAGGACATAGATATTTTGGAAACCGATTCAGATGAAGATTCAGATTATTATTCAATATTTTCTGAATTTTCCGATCAATTTGATACACCTATACTTTTAGATGTTATCAAAGACCCATCTAATTTTTCATTTATGTTAAATGCACCCGGATCTGAAAGTTATATAAACTATGTTGAAAATTTGATAATGATCTTTTTCACAATAGATTGGTCTAAATTGTCTAATGTTTTAGCTACAGGTTGTAAACTTATTAAGAGTACCATTGAATTTCTTAATGATGGAAAACCTTTTTTAATTTCTACCAATATTGTAAACAAACTCAAAGACATTTTAACTACTACAGATGAAAATATAGCTGCAGCAGGTACAGACGAAGCTGAAGCTAAATACAAGACCTTTAAGCAAGTTGTCAAATATCCATTTTTCCAAAATGTTATTAAGTTTTTTGCTTATGTTATCACTATGCCATTTTGTGATAACTTGCGAACTAGTATGAATCATAATGGTTTAAGAGAATTTACGAAGTATATGCATAAAAGTGTAGCGCAAGAATCTGTATTTTCTATGGGAGAATTATTTTTCGATAGTTTCTTTCATTTTGTAAAGAAAATACCAATGTATTGCAAAACTGGCGATTTCTCTGTATTTGAACTAGAAAACTTCTCGACATTTTATAGTAAAGCAGCTTGGTGTTATGAAAAAGAATATCACCGTACTCATTTTATTGAGACTGAATTATGCGTTAGTGTTAGTGAATATAACGTCAAATTAAACGAAGCAATTAATATGGGAAATGCTATATTAAAGAAGGCAGACAATGATAAACAGTTTTCTAACACACGAACGTCCGTTAGAAATGAGCTGTCCAATTTATTGGCTATTAAGCAACGTTTAAATGCTTTAGGATCTAATAGTAAAAGTAGAATTAAGCCCTTTGGTGTACTATTTTACGGTTTCCCTAAAGTTGGAAAAACTGATATTATGGATAAATGTCGAATGGTATTTGGTAATGTAAACGATCTACCTCTTAATAGCGAATGTTATTACACTAGAAATGTTAGAGACCCATTTTGGAGTGGATTCTCTTCTAGTATTTGGGCGACAACAATTGATGATGCCGCAGATGCTAGTGAAAAATGTTTGTTAAGTGATGATAGTGTAAATGAGATTATAGCTATCATGAACACAATGCCTTATCCTCTTAATATGGCTGATTTAGGAAGTAAAGGCACAACTTTTTTCCAATCTCGTTATTTCGCAGTGAGTACAAATGAAAAATTACTTAATGCTCATTGGCATAAAAATACACCCATCGCTACTTGGAGACGATTTCATATATATATAACTATAGAAGTTAGAGATGAATTTCGACCAGATGGCACTGATGGTGGCGCAAGACCAAATTGTATCGATGATAATAAAGTTTTATTATGGAAGAAAAATAATCCTGGATTGCAACCAGAATTAAACAATTATGTTATACAGAGACCAAAAATGATTCCTGTTAAAACTCATAAGATAGATTTTGAAACTCTATACACTTGTGACAATCAGGAATCTTTTTATAAAGCTTTTGTGTCATGCGTAGAGCAATATAATACAGTAGAAAAATCATTGAGAGAAAGTAGAGAAATCTCTCAGAATGATTCATTTTGTGAACATAAAATTTTCACTAGTATGTGTAGTGAATGTATGCCTGTTGCAGCAGCTGGAAATGACAATGTAATAGAAGAATTTAATTTTCTCAGTTCATTCTATGTTCTCAAGTGTCTTATAACTGCTATATTTTCAACATTATATCTCACATTTACTGATTATAGATCGCAAGGTCCAATTTATCAGATTATGAGTAATCTCACATGGAAGCAGAAATATAGACTTGGAATTGTTTATCTACAAATGCATGGGAGAAATCAGAACAACATAAATTTTGCGAATTATTTGAATAGTATGCAGGTAACAGCTATTGATAAATTTAATATTGTAGAGAAAGGATTCAAGGCGAAGAATGATGATTTAAATAAAATGCTACAGGAGAGCGGCAATCCATTGCGTACGCATCATTGTGCAGCTATTATTTCAGCTCTGTTTTTAATAACTCTATGGTATAAAAATAGAACTCCTAAGGAAAGTCTCGTTTCTAAGATTATTGATCATAAATATGATAGCCCTATAGATAATGTAGCTGCTACTGGTCCTCCTGATTACTATGATTCAATCAAGATGCCTTCCAAACCTCCCGAAAATGAGTATAAATATAAAGAAGTTAATTATAGCTTACCTAAGGCTCATCCGGGTAGAACTGCTGATATTAATAAATTTACTGAATTAGTTAAAGATAATATCATTTCATATCATGTGACTTATCCTGGTACACCCTTAAATACTAAAATAGAAGGATTTGCTTACGCTGTTTGCGTATATGGTCGGTTATACATGACAGTGGCGCATGCTTTTAAAAGAGATGCTGATATATTTACTATTCATTATTCTAGAGGTAACTCATCAACACCTCATCATAATGTGGTGTCATTTAGGAGAGAGGATATTTATTTTGACATTAACGAAGATGTTGCTTTTTTCCATTTAACATCGTCTCCTTGTAGGAAAAACATTTCAAAATATTTGTTGAATGAAGTATTCGACCAACCGACCGACGGGCACTTGATTTATAAGTATAAAGATGTTGTTTCTCAACCAACTACTTTGCAATATATCACATATAAATTCAAAGACGAGCTCAATACTTCTAATAATATGACATTTTATGGAGATTTATATAGTGTAACTAATCCTGGTATAGTTAGTGATTGTGGAACACCACATATTATAGAAACACCGAGTGGCTTTGCATTATCTGGATTTATCTGTGCAATTACAAGCAAAACTAAAAAAGGATATGAAGAATCTAAAATTAAAACATATATCAGACCTGTTTTATCAAGTCATGTCGAAAAAGCTGTCAATTATTTAGAGGGTAATGGACTAGTTATTGCTGCTACAAGTAGTGGAGATGTTAACCTACATAGCTATTCATTATCTAAATTACATGCTAAAAGTAGATTTAATTGGTTAGATGATAGTTACGTTGAGATTTATGGCACATTAAACGTGCCTCGGTCCAAGCCTAAAAGTTCCTTTTCAGAAACTATATTAATAGATACTGTTAAAGAATTTTATAATGTTAAGCCTATGCGTGCACCTCTTATGCGGACTGGTAATATAGACGGTAAATGGCAAGATGCATATAGATATAATTTAGAAAAGAAAATAAGCTATCCATTTAATGTCCCAGAAGGATTAGTTATACCAGCCTATAATGCTTTTTTAGCAGATATTTTACCAAATTCATCAAAAGAGTATATAAGAGTTCTCTCTTACTATGAAGCCTTAAATGGTGTTCCGAAGGAAAGATTTATAGACTCAATGAATATGTCAAGTAGTACAGGATTCCCCACTTACAAAAAGAAGAGGGATGTACTTATTTCTCAACCTACTGAAGTAAATCCTGATGGCTTATACTTCACAAAAAAAGATGAAGATGATTTGATTGAAATGGACTTAGTTCTAAGATCTGGAATCCAAGTGCATCCGATGTTATCTGCACACCTTAAAGACAATCCTACAACTTATGCTGACTTTGACAAAGGGAAAACGCGTATATTTCAAGGCATGCCATTCCTATTTAACGTATTAACAAGAAAATATTTCTTAACTATATCAAAATTATTTATGGAAAATAATCTGCAATTTGAATGTGCTGCTGGATGTAATGCTATGAGTAAGGATTGGACATATTTCGGCACTTTTCTTAAATTTAGTCCGAATTTAGTAAATGGTGATTTCTCAGCTTATGATTTGAAAATGTGTTATACTTTGCTTTATTATGCATTTTGTATATTGATTAAGATAGCAGAGCATAATGGATATACGGAAGTTGATATAATTGCCATGAGAGCTATCGCTGAAGATATTATCTATAATTTTACAATATTTGATGGAGATGTTATTCAATTTTTGATGGGTCACGCATCTGGAGAATGTTTGACCGTAATTATTAATTGTATTATCAACTCTATGCTTATGAGAATTATATTTAAAAAGTTTAAATATAATATTAATGCCTTCAAGCAGTACGTCAAATTATTGACATATGGCGATGATAATATAATGGCTTTATCCCCACAATGTCCACTATTTAATCAAGTTTATATAACTGAGCAATTTGCCACAATAGGGATAACATATACAATGGCAGATAAGGAAAGTGAAGTAATACCGTATATAGATTTTGAGCAAGCTAGTTTTCTTAAAAGGAAATGGGCTTGGAATGAGCAATATAAGATTTATCTTTGTCCACTTGAGTTCGATTCATTAACTAAGAGTTTATGTTATAGATTGGATTCTAAATATATTACGCCTCCCAATCATGCAAAAAATGTACTTGAAAATTTCCAACGGGAATTGGTACAGCATGGACGCGCACAATATAAAAGAGGTTTACGTTGTATTAATAAATGTATTAAAAAAGTTAAGTTAGACAATTATGTTAACGTTAAGATATTTTCCTACGAGGAAATGCTTCACGAAATATATGGCTAACTGACTATACGTAAATTTTGTTTGTAAAATATATTTGTTTTGTTGAAATTATTTATAGTGACTGTGACCGTTCACTTTAAAATGGAAAAATCTCCTTTGGTTATTTACGGCACATTTCGGTGCTGTCATTGTGCCTTAATTATTTTTATAATAAATGACTCTCATTTCGGTGTTGTTAATGCGCCTAAGTTACTTAATGTAACAATTAACATTCATAAAACCGACCGTGATGTCGGGGTTTGCTCAAGGGAAACATATCACAACTTACTGGTAATCGTGTTATAAGGACTAAATTGGGAGAAGTTCGCAATGTATCAGTATTAAAGATGGAGAAATTATTTAATTTCTATTTGTAGTTGTTCGCCATCCAAATTAAAGGATAACTACACTCCGATCTCGAAAGAGGAGGCATTATGTAGCGTGAGTCACCTACATATTTAATGCCTGCATAAAATTTAATTAGACTTGCTACTATTAATAATAATAATAGTTCTACTTCCGGAACTAAAACGGATGAAGGCGCTGGTCAAGCCATAATTGACCCGTCTGTCACTAATATTAGTGAGACAGACATTAGTGCTGATGTACAACATAAGCATGAGACACTTGGTTTTGTCGATAGTGAGGATGTACATGTAATAGGAATTGATGGAAAATTAGATCCCACGATGCACTATCAAACGTACGAGGACGCGAACCTGCAGAATTTCTTTTCACGACCTGTTAAAATTGTTGATTATTCTTGGAATGTTGGGTCTCATTTAGATGAGGCTTTTGATCCCTGGCAATTATATTTTTCTAATACTAATGTGAAGAGAAAGTTAGATAACTTTTATATGATGAGATGTTCATTGGTTGTTAAAATTTCTATCAATGGTTCCCCTTTTCATTATAGTAGGTTGGTAGCTTCTTACCAACCATGTTATAATATAAATAATAATCATAATCCCGATTTGTATACAGATCGGGCTCTTAAGATGGTTAAAATGACTTCTCTACCACATGGATTCGTTGATCCCTGTGTTCAGTCTCCATTACAACTAGATTTACCTTTTATTTTGCAAGAAAATTATATTAGAACTAGGAAAATGGTTACTCCTACAGAACCACAGCACTATCTAGGAAAAGTGTGGCTTAAAAGTACCACGGAGTTGGAAGCTGTTTCCGCAACAGCTGCTTCAACTATACCTGTGGTTATTTTTGCATGGGCTGAAAATGTTGAACTTGTAATTCCTACACATGATCTTGTGGCGGCTAGTGGTAGACGTAGACCATTGGCTCAACCACCAAGTAGTTACAATCAAGAGTCAATATTCAGTGCAGCAAATGGAGCACTTGCAGACCTTAAACAACAATCAATTCCTCCAGATGAACAGAAAGATGGCTTGGTTTCCAGTGTATCTTCGGTTGTTGCAAATGCAGCAGGTATGTTAACCAATGTTCCTTTTATTGGCGAGGGAGCAAGTATGGTTAAGGGTGTAGCCAATGGTGTCACAAAATTAGCTAGATTCTTTGGATTTTCAAGACCTCCTGTATTCACCGATGCACATTACGTTAAACAATTCCCTATGTCATCTATAGCTCTCACACAAGGCAATGAAACTGTATCCAAATTGACATTTGATCCTAAGCAGAGTGTTTCTATAGATCCAGCTATAAATGCTATGGGTTCTGAGGACGAGTTGGCAATTAAAATGTTTACTAATAAAGAAGCTATGGTATCTACAGTACTTTGGAGTTCTAGTGATGCTGTTGACGACGAGCTCTTTTGGGCTAATGTCACTCCCACTTTGGTTCGGGAGGAAACCGTGACACAAGGTATAAGGTTTGCCGCTTTGCCAATGGCGATTGCAGCTATGCCCTTTAAATTTTGGTCAGGCTCACTAGTATACAGATTTCAGTTTGTGAGTTCAGCGTATCACACAGGACGTATTAGAATAACATTTGAACCCAATGGGTCTAATTACAATTCTGATAACTATAACACTACTTACTCTCAAGTTGTAGATTTATCCTCTGGAACAGATGTGTCATTTGTAGTACCATGGGCACAAACCATACCCTATAAAAGATTACCTACACAATTGTATACTAATGTATTCGTACCACCATCTGGTGTGAAGAATTATGATCCAGAAGTTTGTAATGGGATAATTTATTTGACTGTTTTGAATCCTTTGATTTCACCTGATGCTCTTAAGGACGTAACTATCAATGTATTTGTCAAAGGAGGAGATGATTTAACATTTGCAGCACCTAATGATACTGAATTATTTGAAAAATTATCTGTTTTTCCTCCTGCAGCTGTAGCTGCTTCTGGTAAAGGTAATTCAACAAATGCACCAGATCAATTGACAATGTTATTTGGGGAAGTAGAGAATGATTATGAGTTAAATAATAAAGCTTCAATCTACTTTGGTGAACATGCTACAACATTTAGAACTCTACTTAAGAGATATCAACATTGTGGTATTAGATGTACAAACTCTGAAAATGTAAACAACGCATTAGAGGAACTTGCAGTTGAGGGATTTGCTTATCCGCCTGCTTTTGGCTTAGCTGTTGTAAATGATACAAATAAGGGAGGATATTCTAGTATATCTGCAACTCAAGGATTTAATTTCGGGCCTAATTCATTAATTAATCATCTAGGAGTGTGTTTTTTAGGATATAGAGGTTCTATCAGATGGAAATTCTTTCCCTCAGATTTCGGACACTCACCAGATTACATTAAATTAACAAGACATGTTATGCCCACGATAAGTAACGTTGAAGACTATTATCTAAACAGGAGTTATGTTATTGGTGGTTCATCAACTGCTCCATATTTAACAGGATTATTTTCGAAGTATGTCGAAACAACATGGAAAGGTGCATACTTTCAACCTGTCACAGATGGACAGCCAGCTTGTGAAATTGAAATCCCCTGGTATTCTAATCTTAGATTTACTAGTACTGATTTTATGACTAACGGTACTTATAACGATAGTACTTATGATCCTATCAATAGACAAGGATGGCAATTGGAAATTAGAACAAGTGAAAACTCAGAAAATGACAATGCAGTTATGGTAGTTGATACTTTTGCAGCAACTGGAGAAGATTTCACATTTAATTTCTTTTTGGGAGCAGCACCATTGTATTCGTATGACTTAAGTTATACTCCAGTTTATCCATAAAGTAAATCAGCACACACTTAATAAAACTACTAGATAGTAGTAGCATCTGATATATGTGTAAATATATCGTCAAGCATATTTATATGTTTTCTCTGTTAGCGAGAAATTAAATTGGCACAAGATACTAGCGTATCTACAAATATTAACTTTTAAAGTTTTTGCGAGTAGATATGCTCGTTTTCTTTAATTGTTA